AAATACTGGCGCTTGATGCGTAAACAGTTACAACATCCGAAGCGTCAATAGTTATACCTAAAGTATAAGCCGCTGTTGTATTGGCTTGAATTGTTGCATCATAAACAATGTAATGCTCAGTTGCTAAAGTTGCTCCATTTGGACGCACAGCAATTCTGTATGTTCCTGATGTACCTGCTTGATTACAAATTGAAATGGTTGAGATAACCGTTTGTGTTGAGGCAGGGCAGGTATACAGAGTTGTAGCAGTCGTGGCTGAGGGATTGGATTGACCCAATACCTTGTAAGTAGTTGCCATACGGTTATCCTCCGATTAGAAGTAATGGACTGATTGTACCAGTCGAGTTATTTGTGGCTGTTGTCGCACTAGCCGATGCGCTTGCTTCTGATGCCTCAGCCAAGGTGACGAAGGCAGAAATGTCTGCGCCATCTAAACTGTAAGTACCAGCCGTTAATGCGGTATATGTGGCAAAAGCAGTATCTAGCGCCGTATAAGTAGCGTAGGTACTGCCGATATACCAATACTTTCCTGAAGCAAGAATCTTGTCTGTGGTTTGATTTATTTCTACATCTAAAGCATCAATATCATCTTCAAGGCTTGCAAAACTTGTTTCATCAATAGCCTGAACAAAGTTCTCGCTAAGGGTTGGGGTAGGGCTTAAATCTGCTAAATCAAGGGAGCCTACGGTGTTATAGGGAACCGAGATTGTGTATGTTCGACCCCCAGGAAAAGATTCTTCAACTGTATAGGTAAAAGGATTAGGGACAATATCAGGGTCATTTGTGGCTGGAAGGGTAACGCTAAATGCACCTGCACTTAAAGGAACTACTATGCTGGATGGTGCAACCATTTGGTCATCTGTACCGTTACGGAGGACATCGCCAAGGGTGAAGCGAACCTGACCCTGAATGGCTGTTCCTTCATAATCGACATAATTTCCAGTAATGGTTACCGTGGTTAAGGAGGGGGCGAGCGCCATTAGCAACCCACCAAAAAGAATAAATCAAAACCTGAAGCCACAAGATTTTCTGCTGTTTGTTTATGTGTTAAAGAATTTGCAACCGCAGTTTCTAAATCATCTGTGTATGTCTCAGCGGCGTCGGTTGTCACTTCTAACTCTGTTAATAAAGTGTTTGTTGTGTTGTATCGAGCAATGGGTACATACGGTTCAGCCATTTTAGACTCCCATCATCATCAACTGATTAGTGTTGTAATTGGCTAAGGCACTAGCCGCAACAGAAGCGTCGCTGGCATAGGTAGCGGCGTCATCGGCTTCTTCATCTGCATCTACAACTAGCACACGGATGTTCTCAGCATCGTTGTAACGGGCTAATAGAGCCTGATAAGCGTCTACTGATACATAAGCCGCCGCATCGGCTGAATCAAGCGCAGGAAGCAAATCTGCAAGGTTTTGGGTGGTTCCTGCAACTGAGAGCGGGAGAGCCAATTCGATTGTGCGTCCGCCTGTGAAATTTTCTTCAAAAGTATAAATAAAAGGTTGAGGTGTTATATCTGTATCGCTGGTTACTGGCAAGACAACAGAAAAAGAACCTGTGGCGTCAAAAGTTTTTTGAATGATAACGGGAATAATAATTACATTCTGTGTAACTTCTTTTAGAATCGTTTGCGGGGTGATATTGATTGAGCCACGAACAGGGTTACCGCTCAAATCTACATAAGTCCCAACAACCGTACAGGTAGATAATGTTGTCGGTAAAGCCATTTATCAGGTGCCTTGGCGAATAATGTTTACAGTTTGTGTTCCTGTTGTTACCACAGCATACAGTTTTTCATCGTCTTGTAGTTCTACTGAAAAATTAGTATCTGCTTTTAGTAGATAGCCGTAACTTGTTGTAGTCACGCCTTCTCCGCCTAAATACACATCTGCTCCACCTGAAGGATTTTGAACATTGATGGTCTGACCGTCTTTGCCATCATAGTCGGAAGTTAGTTTAGTAGCGGTGGTTCCTACTGAAACTCTTGCGTGTGATATAGCCATATAAACTCCTAAGAAAGAAAAGGGCGACCCATTTTACCGAATCGCCCTCTGCACTATTCAGCGACTTCTTTTGTTTTCTTTGTAGCCTTTGGCTTTGGAGCCTCTGCTACTTCTTCAACTGCTTTTGGAGCATCATCTTCAATCAATTTAATGTAACGGTTGTTAGCCAATGCCTTAGCATGGCGCCAACCTTTGACTTCTACGATGTCTCCAGCCACAAGTTTGCGACCATCAACAATCATTGATTTAAGAATTTGTGCTTTCATATTATTCAGTTGTATCAATCCAGCAATATGAGAATGTTGCTTCTGCTTGGTTAATTGCCTCAGCAGTTGGATTGTAAAGATAAATTGTTACTGTGTTTGCCGCTGTGACAGCCGCTCCAGCAAAAATTAAATCATCGTTTAGGTCTGCTGGTGGGTTTACAATAATGATGTCGGTTGTTGCCGCACCAGTTAGTGTAAATGTTGTTCCACCACGAGTTGTTGCGTTGATTGAAGCAGGGTCGATTGCTACTGTGCCGAATTCGATACCGTAAACCATATCGTTGTCGCCAATTTGTAGAGCGCCGACTGCCGCTTCGCCTTTTGTAAGTCTGTTTACTAATGCCATTTATTTCTCCTAAATAAAGGAAGGGAGTGAGACCATGAAAAGTCCCACCCCCTTCGTTTAACTAATTAAGCGACGATTGTGTTCCAAAAGTAGCCAAGGTCAGAAGAAATAACTTTGTTATCGAAAGCCATTTCTGCTTCAACTCGGTCTGACTTAATGGATTCCATACGGAACTGTGAAGTTCCGATAGTTGCGCCAAGTCCGCCTGATACACCAGTCCATGCGAATGTGTATCCAGCAGAAGGGGTTAGTAGTCCAGGCTGTGGAGCAACATGGCAGAGAAGAGCCTTCTTGCCGTGGGCGAATCCGTATGCTTCGGTTGCGCCTTCGTTGTTTGTAGCCTTAACTGCCTTTGCAACCATAACACGAGGAATGTCGAACATTGCGGCCAACATATCGGTTGTGATTGTCTGTGAAGATGTGTACTTGATGCGGTCTACTAGGTCAGGGTGATTCTTTAGTGCTTTGAATACATCGTATCCAAGAACCAAAGTGTTTGCTTCCATTCCTGTATTGCCCAAGATTTCAGCCTTTCCATTCTCAATGTCTGAGATTGGGTCGGATGATGTGTAATCAGACCATTGCTTTGTCTCACCTGAAGATGGTGAACCAGCGACACCTGCTACATCGTCAGCCCATACACCAGTTCCAAAGAAATCTGAAACCCATTGTAGTTCACGACGAAGCATTAAACGGCGAGTAACGAACTCTGTTGCCTCACGAAGAGGGTTTAGAGGAGCGTCTGCGTTAGCAACTGTTTGGTCATCTACATCTTTATGGAACGCCCAAACATCTGCTGAGTAAGTTCCAGTTGAAAGATTGTATCCGCCACCAGCAGATTCAGTTCCTGGAGCACGGCGTTGAGCCTCGTCACGGAACCAATCGTTCTTGGTGTAGGTAAAGTATTTATCGCTCTTCTTATCGACAGGGATTACTGGGAATACCTTGTCAGCGATAAAGTTATCTTGGTTCTGTAAATATGCAACCGAGATATTTGTAAGGATTGCGTCCACATGGACGGAATTGATATTTGGCTGTGGCATTTTTTATTTTCCCCCTTATGCCGCTCTGCCTGGATTAGCGCAGTTGATTACGGCGGTAACGATGTTTCCATCTGCCGCAGATTCGGTCAGAAGAGTTCCAACAACATACTTTGTAGTATCTGTTCCAGCAACCAAAGCAACTGCCTTGCCTGTTGAACCTGTACCAACTAGAGCGCCTTCGCCGATTGCCGCTCCCGCAACAATCTTTGTTCCGCCAACGACAAGAACTTCTGCTTCTTGTCCTGATGTTGGAGCATTTTGTAGTACGCCGATTGGAATATCAGTTGCGGCCGCCGCGGCGACTGCTTGACCTGATGAATCCAACTTGACGAATGTGTACTGCTTACTGGAAAGGTCGGCACCTGCAACGAGGGTGACCTTTACCGAGTAGTTAGAGATTTCGTATGCCATGTTTTAGGCACCTTTCTCGGATAGGTATTGGCTGTAAAGGTCAGGGTTTTTTGTAGCAATATCAGCCATCGCCTGAGCGAATGACTTTGCTACACCCTCTTCAACGGCAGACTTAGCAAGCGTAGTCATACGCTCATAAGCATTGCCTGATTTGAAGTCCGCAGATTTGCCGATTTCTGCAAAAATTGATGCTGATTCAGCCTGTGCATTGACTGAAGAAAGAATCTCTTCAACGCTCTTTGCAAGTTCTGAATCTGTTTCAGACAAGCGACGAAGCGCTGGTCCTACTTTTTCAGCATTAAGATTGAGGTTAGCCCAACCCTTTGCTTTTTCTACTGCTTGAGCATCAGCACGGGCTTCACGCTCTTTGCGTAGTTCAGCGGTTGCCTCCTCTGCTTGTTTTCTCAAGTCTTCAATCATTTTGACAACTGGAGCAGGAGCGGACTTCATATAGTCCTCTTCTTCCTTCTTTGGTTCCTTTGAGTCTTGACCCATCGCCATTTCAACTTCCAATTCAGGCTTTTCTTCCTTTTCGGCGAGTTTGGCTTCGAGTTCAGCGATACGGGCTTGAGCCGCCGCTAGTTCTTCCTCAACGGTTTTTTCAACCTGCTCTTCAGGTGCCGTGGTAGTTGTTTCCTCCATATTGGAGTCCTCCTCGGTCAGCGATTTGTCGAGAACCCTCTGAACTTCAGATTCGGATGCTGACTTCATAACAAGCCAGCCTTCATGTAAGTGCGCTGGATGGTCTACACCACTCGTTTCCTCAATAGCAAGATTCACCATTTTACGGGTACGGGGTTTTGACATTTATGCTCCTAACAAACTAGAGGAGAGTCTTTTAGCATAGGGCTAATAAAACTAACCTCGGGTCTTGACAGATGAAGAATACCATAAGTGTAATTCGAGCCTTTTATTGGTTTGCTAGAACCCTTGTCTTAGCCAAGGCTTCAATCAAATTTGGAGATACCCACATTGAAAAAGGATTCTCGTTAGCCCAAAAACGAGCCAATCTAAAGTGATAATCAACTTGGTCAATCTTTGTCCATACAAAAAATGCTTGGGAATCGTTAGGTAGATTTACTTGAATTCCAGCATACCCAGGCGGGGTTGAAACTCGATAAGAAGTAATGCCCATAGATTTGAGAACCTTGATGGTGTCTTCAATAATGTCGGACATACTTAACCTTATTTCTTTTTTCTTGGATAGTCCATTGTATCCATCCACTTTGGGTCGTCTGCATCTAACTCTTCAAATTCTTCTTCAGAGTCATCTCGATAAGGTACGAAATTTTGTTTAGGATTTTTTGGTTCTGAAGAATCTTCTCCCTCAGAATCATCAGCATTTCGCCAGTCACCATGACTTGATTGGTCATGGTCACCGTGTTTCTCAAGAACTACTTTTTTTTTAGTGTAGAAACCTTATGTCCAACTTTTGTATCTGTTGGCTTGCCATCACGATAAAGAGCGATGAGCGCCGCAGGGTCATCTTCTGTACCTTCAATTTCAAATGATGAATCAGGAACATTGATTTTTCCTGAGCGTTCAATTCGTAATACTTTTCCTTCAGCACTTCCACCTGAAGAATTCCAAGTTACTTTATCTCCAACGGAAATGCTCTTATGAAACTCAACTAACTTTTCTTCAACCGCTTTATTGATAGTATTTCCAAGACGGCGCATAGCCTCCATAACCATAGACTTTGCATAGCCACTAAGCCCCTTAAAGCCAAACTTGCGGACATCCTCTTCAATCATTTTGAATTCGTCTTCATCCATACCAGCCAAAGGTCCTTTGCGTAATTCTCGTAACATTCGAAGGTCTTTTTTCATACAGTCTCTTCTTTCTTTGGCTTTTTCCTTGAAGGGGACATAATTGTATCAATATGAACATCGGACACAGTTGGGTCATTCTTTTCTAAATCTATATCAACAAATAAACGCTCGGCTTTGCCACCGATTGAATATCCACGAATCTTTCCTTCTTGCACCATGTCCCATGCCCAAGGTTCCCAAATAACTCCTAAGAAAACTGTATTAGGTGGATATGTGTGTTGGAACTCTTGACCTTCAGGAGTTTTAATTGGAACTGTGAGTGAGTATGGAAATGCCATAACCTCAACCCATTCTCCAGCAACTACATCACGATTGTGTTGTAAACGAATTCGACGGTCATTACTTCTTACATAATCCCAAACTGCTCTTTGTAATTCTTCGGAATCTGTCCACTCTCCATGAGCATCTTCCATGTCAGGGATATACATTGCTCCAAGGGTGTAACGCTTTTCCCCTTCGGCTTTCTGTAAATCAAACTTACCTAGAGCCTTTGTGGTTTCTTCCGTAAATACATCAGGGAAGATTTGACGGGCTACATCCTCGGTAACTTCTTGGAACTCACCCTCGCCTTGAGTTAAATAGCGAACAACATCAGCATCGGGATTATCTACCCAAGACTTTTGACGAATATCCCATCTGTCCTCAGTAATGGTCGTATCGCCTACCTCAAAACGATAAATGTTTATCGCTTCGTTGTTTGCGCCTAGTTTTGCAAAATACCGCATACGGCTATACCTCCTCTCGTTATTGTCCACATTATATCAACCCCAGTTGATTTTACCAAACCTGCTTGCTGAGCGGTCTCGAAAGTCTGTGTAACTAGGGTTCCAAGGGTCAAAAGTTTGCCCATATTGGCTGGTCTAGGGATTGCTTGAGCCTTAGTGACCATAGAATCCCACAAAGATTTACGCTCTGTGTTGTCTTTAGATACACGATACTTTTCATAGTCATCATGTAAATCTACCTCTTTGATTTTATGTGAGGTTGGAGTATGAAGTTGTAGTTCAACTTTAACTCCATCTTTACTGAGTTTGATATTGGTGCCGTCATAAGGGTCACCTGCTTGCCAAAAGTTTTTAACTGATTCAACTTTCCAACCAGTTTCTTCGACAGCCTTAATTGTTTTTTCTACGCCATCTGTGTAATTATTATCATCAACATTGAGTGTGTAGCGAACAGCATCGGAAAGAGCATTTGCCGCTTTTTCTCTATCTCCACCATGGTCTTTTTCAGCATCTTGGTCAATCTTGCGAGCAAGAGAATCCGTGGACTTTAATCTTTGTTCAAGAGAACTCTTACCATCTATTTCAGCAAAATCAGCATCAATAGTTTTAGCAATTCCCTCCATCAAAGTAGTGACTACTGGCTCGACTGCTTCAGCGTCTTTTCTAATTCTTTGGGCTTGTGCAATGGCTTCTTTAGATTGTCCTTGTTCGGGTGCCTTGTCAGGTGCCATAGCGGGACGATTAGACGCACCCTTATCTTCTCCACCACTACCTCCAGTAGCCCAACTTCCATGTTCGGATTGGTCGTGGTCTCCATGTTTTTTAACTTGATTTTCATATCTCTCCACCATTGATTCAGCCCAAGCGAATCCTGCATCTCCGCCCCAAGCATCCCAAGCAACTCTTCCAGCGCTAGGGAATCCTTTTTCACCACGATTAAATCCGAGGGCTTTGTCATCAACTTTGTGTCGAGAGAAAAATGATTTCATTCTCTTTAGTGTTTGAATACTTATGTTTTCGCCACGGGCTAATTGACCCGCCCTAGTTCTACCTACTGAAGTAAATCCGCCTCCAGCAAGACCAGCCTCAATCCATTCAATCGCTCTTTGCGCCGCTTCTCGAACTGCTTTAGGTGGACTGTAAGTATCTTCGGCTTTGAAAAATTCTATTTGGCGTAAACGCTCTTCAGCCTCTTCTTTAGAATCATAACTCCCAAAACTTCTAGTACCTGCTTCGTTGTAAACAATCCATTTTCCATCCTCTTGAGCAATTCTTTTTTCAACAGCCTCAACCCGCATTTGGTAGCCATCAACCGTTAAGAAAGTTTTGATATTGCCAGTTGTATCCCCTGTGGTTTTTATGACATCAAGAATGGTCTCGGCTGGTAATCCACTAAGGCTAGTTAGGTCTACATTGTCGATTGAATCAACAAGAATTTCGTATTTATCCCAGTCATCTTTAGGGCGTTCCATCTTGCGCCTAGCCATCTCATTGAGAATTGTGTGGTGAACTTCAATCTCAGCCGAGGTAGGGGATGCCGACTTATGGACATTGTTATGAAGCGCTATGAGTTTCTCAGCGCTTAAATGAATTAACTTAGGAGCAATATCCGCCATGTTCTAAGAATAGCGGATGGTATTACTACTCGGGTTTATTTCCCTTAAGGATGGTTGATATTGTTTCCATAATCTCTGCTTCGTCTTTATCGGAGGCACCAGTCTCGGATGTAAATTCGACTTTTTCAGACCATTTAGCATAAGCCTCTTGGATAGCCTTTTGTGTCTCTCGTCTACTCATAGTCATAATTTAATTATACCCTAGTTTAATTGTTTCCGCCAGTTGGCGCTGGTTTCTCACGGGCTGTTCCATCATAAATCAAACCATCGCCATCATGGTCAATAGGACCCTGTAATAGTTTCTGACCTTCAGCGGTTAATGATTTTGTATATTTAACTCTCAGGTCATACATCAATTCTTTTCCAGCCCAAGTTCCAGTCTCTTCAAATTTTTCTTTTGAATATCCGATATTGGCAAACTCGGCGGGTAGTGGGAAATTATCTGCTTTCAAATCTTTTATATTGTCCCAAGCGGGATATTTGTATCCACTTTCATCTTCAAAATAAGGACTGTAATTATCGGATGCTCTCAACATCAAAGAATCAAACTCGGCTCTTTCAGGAGAACCCTTAGCAAACCAGCCACTTTCATCATCATCCATAGAAGCAACTCTTTGAGCAATGGTGTCTAAGTTTTCTGCAACCTTGTCAGGCTTCCAGTCATAACCTGCTCTTGCCCAATGGCGAGCGCCATCCCAAGCAGTTCCAACTTCAATGTAGCCAAATCCTCTAGCGGTGTACCAAGCCTCTGATTGCTCAATAAATGTTTTGCCAAAACCTGTGCCTTGGTATTCATCATCTAGTCTCAAGACAGCGTGTTCAACATTCCAAACTCCGTCTTTTTCAAAAATTCGGCGTTCAAATTCTCCAGCCAAATTTCCGTCATCACTAATAACATCTCCACGAATATAAATGTTGTATCCGTCGGCGCTAACATCGCCAACATTTGCGCTAAGAGTTACTTCTCGCCCTTCATTATTTGTTCCAGTATGGCTTACTCCGTAAACATCTTGAAACGCATAAGTCGCTGATTCGCTATCAAAACTTTCACTTTCACTTGCTTGTAGATATTCGTCTAGCGTCTCACTATTAGACTCTACATAAGTGGCAACCATTTCATTTTGTACATTCTCATAGATAGTTGCTTTTTCTTGTTCTGTGTAAATATGATTTGGGAATTCTGCTTGAAGTGAGGCGAGGCGTTCATTTACGATAGCATCAATGTTATCTGTTGCATCGGCATATAAGTCAGAATCATTTTCTACAACAAGAGTTTTATCTGCATCGGTATATTCTTTTTTACCGCCGAGAATGTTTTTTAAGTCATCAGTTGATGGACCAACTTTATCCATCGCTTCAATGCGCTTAACTTCATCTTCTGTATAACCTCTAGCCCAGTTACCGTGTTCGGACTGGTCATGTTCACCATGTTTTAATACGGGCTTTAACCCATAATCAAAATAAATTACTTTGAGGGTTTTGCTAACTTCGCCCAAATCTCTTTGGCGTAAGCGTCTATCTGCTCGTCTGTCATGTTCGACAAATCGGGCAGTTCTACTGCCTCGAGTTTTTTCGATGCCACCTGTTCCTCCTGTTTCTATCTCTTTGAAGTTTGCTACATCCCAAATTGAGATTTGGTCTCTTTCACGACCCCGAGAGATAGCCTCCCCCTCGTCCTTAATGTTTTCTGATACATCAAGGTAAACCTGTCCATCCTTCGTATTATGCCATAAACCGAGGTAGTTATTCGACTTATTGAACTCAGATTTATGTTGTTTGAGGTAGGAGGAAAGAATCTCCGAGCCTTTAGCCTCATCAAAGAAATCATCAGCCTTAACTATTGCGGCAAACTTCTTGCCCTTGGCAACCATAAAGCCCCCTTTAGGGCTGGAGCCATCTTTCATATTAACTGTAAGTCCACCATCGGCTTTGACGCTCTCAAGGGTCGAACGGACTATCTCAGGGGCTACTTGGATTCCCTGCGCCCATGAGCCATGAGAACTTTGGTCGTGGTCTCCATGCTTGGCTACATCTTTGGCTCGGGTTATCTCAATGCCATCAAGGGTGTCAGTTACAAATCTGCTCATTTGTCCATCCTCTGAAAGACTGCAATAACCATATTAACATCGTCAGCCCTACTTACCTCTTTCAAACCCATGTATTTTAGAGGGGTATTACGGGGCAATAAAACTTCTTTTTCTCTATTAGAAGTTGCTGTGTTATTGAATAAGTCTGATACGGCATTTTTCATGTAATCAACTGCTAATCCTTTACCCTTTCCTGAAGGAGAAGGGAGAATAATTGCCGTTCTATCATTTGATTCTGAAATCATTTGTAGATTTTGTAAAGTGTCTATATTTTTAGAATCAGTTATATCAACTCTTGTTGTAGATAAAAATGCCCTGTCTGTTAAAACATCGCCTTTATTCAAATCTTCTAAAACTTCATTTGCAAATACACGATATAAATTTTTATCACCAAACAAATCAGGTGATTCGTCTATAAGTTTATCTATGTCAGCAACCCTGTTTTCATTTATCCCACGAGATTCTCTATCATAATAAGAACCTTCTTCATAAGGGCTTGTACCGCCTAAGCGTAAGTATTGGTTAATTCTTTTGAAACCATCTGCCGTATAATCATCTAAACTTCTTATTTCATCACGGGAAATTCCAACAGGTTCTTTACTGCCATCAGTCTTAATCCCATATTTTTCAAAATAATTATTTTGCGCTTCTTCGCCCTGATTATCTTCATCGAAGTTACCCGTAGCCCAAGAGCCATGACTAGATTGGTCATGCTCTCCATGCTTTAGGACTGGCTTATATCCAAGAGGAAATGCGATTGTAATGCTCATGAGCGTCTCTCAGGTGGAATGATTACCATGGTGCAACGGCAATTAGGATGAACTCTGCCTGGGGTTTCATGTCCGCTAGAAAATGTTTCGTTCCAGCCAACAATTTCACCATCTAGTTCTACACAAATATCGCAGGTGCGTTCATCTTGAGCAATAATCCACATTTTCTGTGACTCAACATCCACATAACCTTCTTTAGCCGCTTGGTTCCATCCTTCTTGGCGACCTTCGTTTTGAGCAATCTGAATCTCTGTGCGAGCAATCATTGTGGCTCTTTTACTCTTTAGAGAATCTGAATAACGAGTAGAGCGTTCAATAGCACGAGCACGAGCGGTTGCTTCTTTTATTCCGCTTTTAACTAATCGAGCGTATTCCTTTTTTTCAAAATTAGTAACGGCATCAGCCCATTGTGGATGTAGTCCTACAACATTTTTAATTCTTCGGGCTGTGGCTCTGTAATCTAATTGCTCATTGAAGGCATCAATAATTGTTTTGCGGATTGCAT